GTTTTTTCTCTAGCTAATGCAGCTCTTTGTGCTTGTATACTAGATATTTGACCAGCAGTTTGTACTCCTGTACTTATTGCAAATAATGTTGCTGCTTCTACACCACTCATGCGAACTGTATCTCCATAGCTATTCCTAATACCTTTAATGGTAATGGATCGTTTTGGCTAATAGTAATTGTAGGACTTTTACTATAACCTAAAAAATTAAATTCTTTTTTTGCTGTAACTGGTGTTATGTCTGTTCCAGAAGTAAACCCAGCTTGTTGTATTACTAACTCTTTAGAATTTAAATCTTGAGCTTTCATTGTTATATCTAATCCACCAGATATATCTACAATAGCTTTATTAACTCGTCTTGGTTGACCTGTAAGTGGGCCGGTATCTATTTCTTTATCTATAGACATTGTTTCTAATATAGGTGTATAATTAAATCCAACTCTTACTCCAGTAGGAAATGGTGCAGATGTTAATGTTATTCTACTATTAGAATCTACTGTAAATTCACCTAATGAGCCATTACCAAATACTGCAAATACTGTATCGGTGTTTTCGTAAATAGCATTTACTGTATGTAAAAATCCATCTACTAATGTAATAACTGCATTATCGGCTGGTACAGCTGCAAGGTTTTTATCTAATGTTAATGTGTGTTGAGAAGTTCCAGCAGATACAGCAGTAATAGTATATTCTGCTGCATTTCCAGCTATTGTAAATGTTTCTTGTATTTGTGGAGCAGTGCTAAAACCATCAACAACTAAAGTGTTTTGATCAGTAGCTTGACTTGCTCCTTTAACTAATGGTGTTCCTTTTTGAAATACTGTTGTTGTAGTAGAACAATCAAGAGTAATAGCATCATCATTAGCAAATCTTTCTAATAAATATTTAGTACCACTAGGTACAACTCTTTTAACTATTACAAATAATTTATCATTTAATGCAGTTATACTATGAAACTTATCTCCAGTTTGTGTTTCCCACATAGTCCAACCAGCAATTTTTTCATCACGAATAGAATGAAAGACTGCAAGTTTACCATCTTCATTAGTTCCACTATTTAAAAAAAAAGCAAACTGTTCTGGTTTAGTTTCATTACCTGTCATCATAGATAATTGTTTAGGAGAATCAATTAAATGAGAAGCTAATACAGATACACTTGTAGATCTATATGCTTGTTCAACATCTGAAAATACATATTCTCTTACTGACTTACCATTCTTTTGACTAAACATAGAAGCTCCATCAAAAGGTATTGGTGCTGCTCTATTAATTCCATAAGGTGTTTGTCTTAAAAAAGCTATACTACTAGGAGTAATAGCAGCAGACTGTGATGATACTGGTACATAGTATTCTCCACTATCAGTAAATATTTGTAAGTTACGAGATGAAATCATATGTCTAATTTCGTTTACTGTATCACTTGCAATAGCAACATTAATAGCTTCATTAGCTAAACCAGTACCTAAATCAAAATTAAAATATCCTCCAATTTGACTAGCTATAACTGCTGCTGGATTATCTCTTACACCAGCAAACCATAATCTATTATCGTGAAAAGATACAGCTTGTGGAAATCCATTAACAGCAGATATTAATTGTTCTGACCAATCTGCATTAGCATCTGTATTAGGTAATGCTTCTAGTATAGTAGCAGTAACTGTAGTTGCATTTGTAAAACCTACAATCTTAACTTGTTTACCACCAATTTTTAAATATGTTCCATTATGTCCTGATACAAAAGAATCTGCACTAGCAGTTAATGTAACGCTGTTTCCAGTAGTTGCGCCAGGTGTTATTGTTATTGTGCTATCAGCATATTTGTAAAATGGTTGTGTAGTTTTATTTATACCATTTACAGTTACAGTATCATCTTCTTCAAAAACATAAGCTGCTACACTAAAAGAACTAGCAGAAGCTCTTGTAATTTTTCTTATAGGATTTTCTCTATGACATAAAAAAACTGTATCACCAAACTGTGCAAAATTTAATTCAAATAATTGTGCAGTAGTCCAATTACAATTAGAAGTAATATTAGATTGTATTACTGCTCCACTAGAATTGTAAACATCTAGTCTATTATTAGATAATACAAATATAGCTACTTCATCATTAGAAAATATAAATGGCATTATTCTACATTCGGCAGGCATTGTAGCCATATACTCAGTAGCTGGTCTACGCATTACTCCACCTTCATCTAATAAATACCAGTTGCGTACTTGTTTACCACCTTCAAAATATGCTTTAGCGTCAGTTCTTGCATTAAGGAGATTGTTAATTTCTCCTGAAGAAAAGTTGGTATATACTTGTCTAATTTTTCTAGGCATTAACTGACTACAAGTCCACTACGACTGCTTCTTCTTTCTGTTATAAATCTATCAGTAGAAAGTGTTTTAGTTGTAGTTTCTGAGGAGTCAGTATTTTTTGCAATTAATAATTGTCTTTCACTTAATTGATCAAACTCTCGAACAAGTGCTGCATCTCTTGCTACTGATCCACCAAAGATACTAGCTAGTTTATATTCTACTGCTAATCTAAAGTGTGGGGGAAACTGATCTTCGCTTTGTCTAAATACATAATCCATAATAACTGTAGTTGATGATCCAAAACCATCTAAATATATTTTATCTTCGTATCTATGATATCGTAATAACGCATCATTAGAAGTTACTGATAATATTTTTAAACATTCAGGATTAGAAGGTATTTGATAAGCGTATTCAAATCTACCAGTAGGTGCATCTGCTAACAAAGATAACTGTTGTTGTCCTGTTGCAAATCTCCAATTATGTCTAGTTAATGTAGATTCAACTACTTCTTCATATATTGTATTAGTTACAAGAGCTTCTGTAGTGTCATCAGTAAATGATGAAATAGGATTTGCTCCTATCATTACTAATGCTCTTGAAGCTATATCTACTTTGGTTACTGCCATACATTAATATCTTGGAACATTTAAAGATAAATTTTTACCTTGAATATTATAAATTCCATATTTATTTGCTAAATACATACTATGTTCTTTAAATTCATCTTTTCTTTTTTGTGGATCATCAGATAAAACAATAGAATCTAATATTGCTATTCTTGTTCTAACATCATCTACTGCTTTTGGACTAAACATAAAACTATCTGTAGTAATTGTATTTCCATCTTTAAATTTTAAATCAAAACCTCCATCTGAATTTTTTTCAACTGTATACATTTGTTGACTTTTTAATGTAGCTTTCATTATTGAAGGAGATAATAAAGCTGCTGCTCCAATAACTGCTGCTTTACTTGGATCAGATTTAATTGCTGCCATTGTATCATCAGCTAATTTTTTTGTTGCACTTTGAGCTTTACCTAATGTTTCTGTTGCTTTTTTCTTTGTTCCTGTAAATGCTTTTTGCCCTTTAGTAAATGCGCTAGTATTACTAACTGCATCTAATTTTTCTGCTGTAGTTGGTTTCCCTCCTGTATATAAAGTATTTTTTTGAGCTCTTATTGGATTTTTTACACCTTTAGGTAAAGGCATACCTTTAATATTTTGTGGTTGTGATTTAGATTGTTCTAAATTTTTTAATCTTTGTTTTGCTGGTCCAGTAACTTTTTCTTTAATAAATTTACCTTCTTTTTTTAATTGATCTCCAATTTTTTTCTTTTTCTTTTTAGCACCCTTAATAGCTTTGCCTATTATTTTACTTGTGCCTTTTAATATACTTCCAGCTATTGCCATAATTTTTTCCTATATTAGAGAGGGGATTGTTCCCCTCTCCAAGTAATATACTTATGCTAGTATTACTGTATTTAAGTTAGATCCACCATCGTTTACAGATACAATTAATATATCTACAACTGCGTTTGATCCACCACTATTTACAATAATAATATCTCCAGCACTTAGTTCTTTGTGAGACAAGATAAAGTAATCATCGTTGTCAATATCCCCAATAGCATCGCCATCTGTGTAATACCACATTGAATTGGAATCACCCATCTGAGAGATTTTTTTTACGGGATTTGCTAATGCGTAAGCCATAATATTCTTTCCTCTCTGCTATTCAGCACACTTTTGTACTCTAATACCATTAGTATCAATCATAATTGATCCCATACTTAAGTATGAAGTCATTAGATGTGAAACTTTTTCAGGTATATAGTTTACTTCTGTTCTTACTTCTGATCCCACACCTAAACCCATAGATGTTTTGTGCCAACAAATAGTGTGTCTATCTGTTGAGCCAGAAGTATCTAAACCAGAATGAACGAATGTTAAGAAACCTAAGAATCTTTTTGCAGTATAATTCATACCAGAAAAAGGAAGTTCTGCAGTTCCGATATACTCGGCTCTAGTCCATTGATCGTCAGCTAAAAGATCAGCCCATTGACTTGGACCGATTGCCCAATATCTTTGGTTATCATCAGGCACATTGTTAGTACCAAATAATTCTTGCATTTCTTTAAACTTGTCAATATTCATGTCGGTAGCTGGTGATCCACCACTTGCTCCAGCATTATTAGCTAAAGTTGTAGCAGATGACATAGCATCAGTAAGAATACTATCAGTTTTTCTACCTAAAGCGTAAGCTGCATTATTTGCAATTACACTTCTTTCGTCAATATTGGTTTTAAGCTCATCTAGTTTGTCAACATAATCTGAAGCATAGTAGTCAGCTAGAGTTGCAGTTACATTAGTATGACTAATGTTCATTGCTACAACTTCTGAGTGACGAGCTTTAGTAGATGCTTCGCCAGTTCCAACTTTTTGGAATTTGACAGATTCTCCACTTACTCCATTTACAGTACGCACTAGGTTTTTAAGCTTACTACCTTGTCTTTGATATGCCATATGCACTTCAGCTTCGAACTGAGTGATAAAAGCATTAGTAATAGTAGCAGACATTTTACCTCCGTGTTTGCTTGTGTTCGTAGATTATCTTGAAAAAGCTAAATAAGGTTGTCTTATAAAGGCCTATTGTCTTTTTAAAGGTCTATTTAAGCTTTACTGACATTTTTTTTAATGTTTTTCAACTCACAAATATTAACAACATTTTCTTTTGGAATAACACAAGTATCACCTATATCTGTATCATTGTATGTCATGTATAATATTAATACATCATCATTGTCAGTTAAGACATAACCTTCGCTATAATTTATAGCTGGTTTATATTTTTTTGCATCATCGGGATTTAACCATTCAGCAAATGATTGTGCATCACGCCAAGTAGCTTTAACTCGCCTTCTGACTTCCGTAATACTTTTCATACAAACTACCTATTTTTGCAATGTAAGCTGGATCTCTTTCTCCATCTTTCCAGTATCTAGGATCTTTCATCATTGATCGTAAATCATCTAAACTAGGAGCAGCTTCAATAGCTGTTTCAGTAGTAGGCATAGGAGCATCTTTATTAAGGCTCATTATTTCTTCTAATGCTTTTACTCCTTGAGCTGTACTAGCAAATTCAGATATAGTAGAATATGCATCAGGAGATAAATTTTTTTTACTCCATAAATCAGCAGCTTCTATTCTTTGTGTAGCATTTTCACCTAATAATTCTCTTTCATTATCTTGATTAGGTAAAGAAGATATTTCATTATTAACAAATGCTTCTATACCTTTATCAAATTCTTCTTGTGATAATCCTTTAGCTTTAGCTGTTTCTGACCACCATTGTAATAAAGGCATTTCTTTATCAACACTTATATCTACATTTTCTGGTAATTCAGGTAATGCAATTTTATATTCTTCAGGAGTACTAGCTTTTACTTCATTAGATATATCTTCTCTAATTTGTTTAGATAAATCTTCTGTTCTTGCTCCTAATTTTTTTTCTAAAGAATTATAACTACTAGATAATTCTTCAATATTAATTTCATTTAAATCTTTATTCCAAAATTTATCTTGAACATAATCTGGTTTACTACCTTCTGTTTGTTCTGTTTCTTGTGTAACTACTTCTTCTTCAGCCATTCTTTACCTCGTTTTATTCTTAGTTTAATTTGTTGCAGCATAAATCGTTGACCTTCTAAATGCCACAATACCCTATCTTCTGCATTAGGATTTAATGTAACATTATTCACTATAGTATCAAAAAATTCTAATATTTTTTTTCCATCAGGATCAGAAAATACAGACGCAAATATTCTATCTATTTCACCTGTGTCTTGTTTACTGTTGTCCTTGCGGCTGCTGACTAGGGATTCCCAACTCATCTTGAGCCATATTAGACTGTTGTTGCATATTTTGCAACTCTTGTATTATTTGTTGTTGTTCTTCAGGATCTCTAATTAATTTTTCTGGTAATCCTAATTTTTCTGCTAAATATCTAGCTACTTCATCTTGTTTTACAATCATATTTAAAACTTGTGGACCAAATGTTTGAGCTAATATTGCATTGAAATTATTAACTACAGCTACATCTTGTTGATGTTGTGCTTGTGCTAATGGTGATTGTGATATTACAGTTACTTCTCTATTATCAATTTTTGGTATTTGTATTCTACCTTGTTTAGATAATATTCTAATTACTCTACGAAGTAATGGTGTTACAAATTCAGATTGTAATCTACCAAATGAAGATCCAATTTGTCTTGATAAATCTGCCATTCTTTCTGATACTTCTGTTGCTGACATTGGAGTACCTTCTGGTCTACCAAGTGATTCCATATACAAAGCTTTTTTAATATTTTGTCTCATGTCAGATAATATTAATTGTGCTACATCAAATCTACCAGCTCCAGCTAAAGGAGTTAATCCTCTACTGTTAGGAGCTACAGGAATTAAAGCACCTGGCACAAGATTTATATTATCAGGATTAACAACACCATCATCTTCATAAGTATAAATACCACTAATATTCATTTGTGCATTTTGTAATATTAGTTCTACTGTAAGATTAGTTGTTTTAATTGCAGCCATACTATTAAAGATTGGACCACGACCATAAACTTCTCCTGATCCTTTATTCCATCTAAATACAATATAAGGATTACTTCCAACTCCACTTAATTCTTTTTCAAAAATTATTTCTTCTTCATTCATACAAGCAACACAGTATTTAAATTTTTCTGTATTTGCTTCTTCATATGTTCTGTAAACACCTTCTACTATATTAGCTTTTTTACTTTCATTTTCTTCAATAGCTTTAAGCATAGTTTCAGACATTTCTGCTTTTGGATATGCAGTCATTAATTGGTTATAAGGTATTTGTCTTTTTCTAAATACTGTATCAACTCTATTATCTGGCCCATTGTTCAACATAACTTTAGGTAAAGGTACAGCAGTAAATTTAATTGGATTTAATGCATCACCTTCTTCTACTAACATAACACCAGTACCAATAGCACAATCCATAAATGCTTCATGTACTTCTTGGTTAAAGTTTGATCCAGCTAATATTTCAAAAACATATTTAGTTATTTCATCTAATGCTTCATTAACTTGTGGCTTTTGTTCTTCTGGTATATCAGTACCAGCTTCAAAGTTTGCCCATCTTCCATATGTAGGAACTATACCAGCTTGTAATCTACTAGCAAATTCTTGTATTCCTACTACTGCTGTTTCATCAAATATTTTATCTGTACGTCTTTCACCTACAGTTTCTTCATAGAATGATTCTCTTGAAGGCATTGTGTATTCATATGCTTCTTCATATTTATCTTTCCAATGATCAAAGATTGTTTCTGCATCTTGATATTTTTTTAAAAAAGAAATAAATTTACCATCTTTATATCCTCCTGATCCTATACTTTTTTCTGCTACTGGTATAAAAGCCATTACTGCATTTCTCCTTTAATTAATTTTTTACTACCACTAAAAAATGTTCTTTTACCTTTTAATGCTGCTTGATTTCTTGCTATTGCTTGTTTTCTTAATAGAGCTTGTTGTGCTGCTTCTTTAGAAGATTCATTAGATTCTGCTTGTGCTTTAGTATCTTGTATTCTTGCATCAGAAATATCTGTATTACTTTTAGCTGCATAAGAAGTAGATGATGATGTACTTCCTAATGCACTATTAAAACTTGTTACATAATCAGAATATCTTTTTCTATTATAATCCATAAAAGCAGCACCCATTATTGGAACTCCTACAGCTGCCATAGCTCCTGTTGCAATCATTTGTATTCTTCTTTGTGATTCAAACATTTTTTCTGAAATTGGTATTTGATTCATAATACCACCAGCACCAACTGTACCCATTCCTGTTGGATTTTGTGTACCACCAACATTATAAGATCCATATTTTAATTGATGACCTCTTCCAGTAAGTCTATAATTAAATGATCCATCAGGATTTTGTGATCCTTTTGTAGCTTCACCAATACTTTCTAAATATTCATTAGTAGCTTTACTTGCTACTCCTCCATACATATCTGTACCAGATTTTTTAATTTCTTCTTTTACTTTTTTAGTACCACCTGTAATTTCAGCTTCTATAGATCTATCATTTCTATCACGACCTCTATCATCACCACCATAACTTCCACTTGATGTACTTGTTTTACCACCCATTAGTTTTTCTTGCCTTCATAATAAAATCCTTTACCACCAGCTCTAGAAAATAATGATCGCATACCAACCATGCCTTTTGCTTTTCTTCTTTTTAATTTTTTTTCTTTAGCTTCTAATTTTTCTTGTTCTTCTAATTCTTCTTCTCTTCTTCTTTCAATATCTTCTCTTACTGCTTTATCTGCAGCAGTTTCTTGATACTTTGGCTTTCTAAATGCACCCATAATTATAGTTCTATTTCACACATTCCATTCTTTTTCAACGCACAATATAGCTGATTAGGTGTAAATATCCAAAACCTAGACCAGCCTATTAGTCGTTGCACATAACTTACACAACTATGTTCTTTAATCCATGATCCCATAATTACAGGAAACTTAGATATTTTATCTTGTATTGGCACTTTTAATATGTGTCCATTCTTCATTTGTATTAATCTAAATATTTTATCTACTTCATCTTCATTAAGTATTTCTATATTTAATTTACCAAATAAGTATTCTGATATTATCCATATTTTTTTTTCTGCATCATAACCCATTACTCCACAATGCTTAAAACCTTTTTTAAAAAATTTAGTATGCCTATGATAATCTCTATTTTCGTAGAAATATACTAACCATTCATTCTGTTTTGCCATACACTTCTTCTTTTTTTATCACCAAATATACTCCAACCTCTAGTTTTAACTACTGTTGGACTTTTAGCTTTACCAGATATTAACTGTTTACCTTCACCAGCACCTAGTAATAGATACTGTAGTGCATCGTGAACATGGGAATATCTATTCTTCATAGGTTTTTCATCATATCTGTCGCCTGAAGTTTGCATCCTTCTATAGAAATAACCACCATTAAAACCTTTTTTAAGATTTATACATCTGTGATCTACTAAAAAACCAGAAGATCCTTCTACTAATCTAGCTAATGATGTTTCTACAGCTTCTATTCTAAGAGCTACATCGTTACTATGAGTAGGTTTACCCATTATTCCATTCTGTCTTAGTATTTGAAATGGTGTTGTTTCGTCAGTTTGAGCTCTAAAATCTCCTGCCGGGTCACCATATACTTCAATATCTTGCGTTCTATAGTTCTTTGCTATCTCATGTTTTAGTAATTCACTAAACCTTGCTATACCCATATCAAAACATACTAACTCTTGTAGTATTAACCATCTACCATTAGGTAACTTCTGACCAAAGACTGCAGCTGGTGTCAGTCCAAAGTCAATACCAATGAATACTGGTACTTGAGCTGGCTCTAAATCTTCTTTAGATAAATGTATTTCCATATTCCAGTTAGGATATACTGGTTTACCTTCTTCTAAAGATCCAAGTTTATTCATTACATAAACATCAATCCAACCTTTCATCTTACCTTTAATAATATTGTTGTAATATTTTTCTGTAAGATTGTTTTTGTTCTCACATTTTTTATTATCTACATATCCTTTTAATGTTCCGTCTTTATTTTTATCTTCTATCAATGCTGGTGGCTGCGTATAAAAATTCCAGTTATCAGGTTTAACTAACATCAGAGCTTCATCTCTTGATAGATGATCTGGTACTGGTACATCACCAGCCATAATAGGCCACCAATGATCTTCTTCTGGTGCGTTAGTATCTGCAATAACTCCATACCAAGAAGCACCACCATCACGCATACTAGGATATCTACCTACCCTCATAGTACAAGCGTCTACAATGCTCTTAGGAAGCTCTCTGGCTTCGTTTACCCATACTCCTGTTAGTTCTAATGATAAAAGTTTTTTAACATCTTCAGGTCTATCTAAAGCTAAGAATATGACCTCTAATTCTAGTTCACCTACATTTATTCTATGCGTATAAGGTACTGACCATGAGAATACACCCCATTCGTTTTCAGGAAACCAGTCTAACCACGTTTTGATAGTAGTCGTTTTAAGTTGCGGATTAGTGTTCCGAATAACGGCCCACCTACTTTTTCTTTTCCCTTGCGAATTTTTTTCTTGTTGTAAAGCACGTCTAAGTACCTCAATACAACAAGCGACAGACTTGCCACTTCCTACTGGACCTCGTAAACCTCTAAAGAACTCATTACCTTTTAGAAAGTTCTTTAAGGTATTGCCATCTGGTTTGTAACTTAGTTGTGCCATTTATACTAGATTCTTGTCTATCGCTACTTTTAGCAAATTTTCTCTGATCTTTGGGCCAAGGCTTTCGATTAATTTGTCTGCTTCCTTGTCCGTTATCAAATCCTCTGGAAGGTATCTTAGATGTACTTTTTTTACGATCTGCCTTAGCTTCCGTCTTTCTGCTAGAGAAATGTTGAATAGCTGTCTGTTCTCCAGATTCACTACTTCGTCTGTTTTGTCTATACTCATACAAAAATTCCTTAAATAAATCCCAGTCAAGATATACCATTGGACTAGAAAAGTCTCTTTTTAATACTAATAAATCAGCAGATCCTTTCCATTTATCTAGTTGAGCAAAGCCTTCGCCATTTTTTCTAGCTTTAACTTCTATATTAGTTCCTTCAAATAGATCAGATACCTGAACATCATGAGGGAACGCAGCAATAGCACCAGATAAAGGTTGTCGTCTAGCATTAAACCCTTCAGCTTGGAAGAGTTTTACTATTTCGTTCTCTACTCTAGTACCCTTTCTTTTTGCTTTGCTTGACAACTTTCATTCCTTTTTTCTTTGCTGTTTCTTTTGCTTTTTTCTTTCCAGCAGCAGTATATGGAAATTTCATTTTACCAACTTTAGGCATTTTGGACCTCACTTTCTGTATTTACTTTAGACTTTAAAACTTGACTACGCAATACTATTCTATCTTCATAGGCTTTATCTAGTTTATTCATTAATACTTTATTTATTTCTTTAATATCTTTTACTTCTTCTTGAAGTAGCTTCATGTCAGTCGTCAAATCATCTATAGTCATAGTTTTCATTCCTTCTTGTTATAAAATTTTTTAGGGTAAACTACAACTATATTAGAAATATAATATTATTTCAATTCACTTAACAGTTCCAAGCTCTTAAAGATTTGGACAATCTATCTTTCCCAGTATTATTGCTTGGTTTTTGTCTTTTTCTCATTCCCTTCATTCTTGCACAGAATGATTTTCTTCTTTTGCTCCCCTTCTTCTTGGTAGGAGCTTTTAAATTGCCACCAGTAGCTCTGTTATAACTAGCTCTACCCTTGGCATTTAATCCACCTTTAGGATTCTTTCCTTCTTTTCTTTGCCACGCTGGAGTAGACACTACTTTTTCTTCTTTTTAGGAAATCCAGCTTTCATATTGGCATAAGATTTAGCTGACACCGTACTCTTAGACTTAGGTCTAGATGTACCAGCTTTCTTTCTAGCATTTATATTCGCATATAATCCTCTTTTAGCCATTCCTTATCCTTCTATTTGCCTTGCAAGGCTATGAGAGAAACCCTCTCTTGGTTTATGTCTTAAGACTATTTACCTTAAATCTTAGAAATATATTTGTCTACGCACATTTGATTTACTTTTTTTAACTCTGTTGTGTGTATGACAGGTTTACACTTAACCACTGTTCAGTTTTTAACCCCCACCCTCTCGTTCTAACTAAGATCGATACTAACCTTTATGTCTCCAATTACTTGGTGATTAACTTTGTCTGGTGTACGTAACCCAACTCTATCTAGTATGTCTCTACTAGCTTCTAGCTGAACATACTCTGATTTAGCGCCATTACTAAGGGCAACTAACTTATTACTTGCTGTTACTGCACCTAGACCTATCGTTCTTGACACACATTCCATCATGTACTTCTGTACTTTTGGGAGACGTAGTGTACGAGAAGCACTTACTCTTGCACTATCTCTACTGACTTTTGTTGAGTAACCAGCCTTTTCTGCTGCTGCAACAATACTACAGCCTGTTGATACGATGGTATCGACAAGTGCCTTTTGTTTATCTGTTAATTCAGTATTATCCGTCATCTCGCTATCGGTGGATAATAGTAATCATTGTAAAAATCATGTCAAGCATAATCAACATGGTGTGACGATTGGAGCTTGTTCCAGCCCTCGCTAAAGTCGAGCCAAGGTCTCGCCCCTACGGGCTTCGGTCTGGGCTATGTGTGAGAGGTGTATAGGGGATAAAAGATGAATTAAGTGAAAAGAGGTAAGAATGAGTATAATAATAATAATTATGTTAATATGGATATTAGTAATAGTAAGAGGAATAAAGAAATCTCTTATGTCTAATAAACATGATAATGATTAAGATAAACTAGTCAACCCACAAGGGGTGCAGCATAGCTGCCTTTACCCCCCCTTATTCGTAAGATTTGGGGAAAGGGATAAAGTGACAAGTATATCTAAATCACTACCTTGCCTTGCAAGACTGTGAGAAAAGCTCACTATCAAATAGTAACACAAAGGAGTTACACATGACTATATATCAAAATACAATACAAGCACTACAACTTACTTACGATCATCAATTAGATTGTCAGGTAATGGATATCAATAAAGCTGGTGAAAGCTATGATGTTGGTTTACTTGACTTTAACATTACCATGAATAGACTTATTTCAGGTATGTCAGATAGATTAGAAATAGTAGAGAAAATGCGTACAGCAACAACTAATCAAATTGCATATTTAAAACGTCAAAAAGGCAGTTCATCTGCTTTGACTTCATTAGGTTTAAAAGCACAATTTCAAGAGATTGATTCTTTGCGATTAGGTAATTTAGAAACTCAATTAAAAGCTAGAGAGTTTCAATATGATATGCTTTACAATAGATTAAAAGCACATCTTGACTACTTTCAGGACAAAACAGGCGATGTATGGCAACCATATCAAGCTAAGAATCCTGTTAAATATAACAATATATCAGATGACAAAAAGAAAGCTATACATGACAAAGAATTAGCTAAAACTAAACAATGGTATAATGACAATTATGGTAAACTAGAAAAACCTTTAGATAATGAAGATGGTACTATATCTTCAGAATTAATCCCAGCTTACGCATAGTTGGGATTTTATAAATTTTCGCGAGCCTTCGGCTCGCGTTTCCTTTGTTAAGAAAGGTGGTGATTCGTATGACTACAAGTCGGTTATAGACGTAGAATGCATGTTTATTGATATCCAATAAACTTAGCCAGAATGTAAAAAAGGTCTGGTGACTACAATGTAACCAAGTAGAAAAAATGATAGAGACAATACTAGCTAACTTGTAAGTGGATAACCTAGTGTCTAACTGTATAACTTACGAAGCAAGAAGTACAAGGTCGGACTGGCATAGCCAGGCCTCCCTGTCGGTCGCATTGGACTGACTTAACCGAAAACTATGGAGAATAATATATGATAACTAAAGCATTTAAATCAGGTATGTGGGTAGGTAGCACACTACTTAACAGTAAAATATACAAATCTGCTAAACGTAAAGGTTTGTGGTATTACCGATTATTTATATCAGAAGATTTTGCTAAAACTATGGGCGATATCTATGATATGAATGTTCTTGAAAGAAAGCTAAAAGGTCTATCGAAGTTAAAGAAAAGAGTATTTAATGTAGATGATGATGGCAATATATGGGATCCAGCTTCTGGTGAAATATTTGGCAATGTAAATGCATTTACACCAAAACCAGCTACTCCTAAAACAGAGCCAAAAGCTGACTTTGACTTTGATCAAACTGTATCAGAACTAATAGTTAAACATTATGAGTATGATACAGCTAATGAAATAGCTGGAGCTGTTGCTAAAGATTTAATGGAAAACTATAATTATGTAACCAGTATGGAAGAAGATGATCAAATTACTGACATGATTAATGAATATACAGATAGTCAAAGATAATGGGTATCTTAGACATAACCATATTATTAGTAGTAGGAATTACTATGATATACATACAAGCGAGGAAATGATGAGTAAAATAGGTAATTGGATATTAGAAATGACCGAATACGCAGCTGAATCTACAAGAGAAGAATTTATCAAAAAGTATGGTGAAGCTAATGTAGATATATGGGATTCTAATAAACAAGAAAAGTTAGAACATGAATTAATCCCAAGCATACATGATGTTCAACATGAATTAACAAAGGAGAATAAATGACTAAATATACTGGATTAGAACACTTTGAAAAAGTACAAGATCTTAATTCTAAAGTACAAGATGTTCATTATGCTTTTACTAAAAAGATATCAGATGTTGTTATACAACAAGGTGAGAGCATAGTTAAATTAGAGAACGCTATGTTACAACTACAAGAAAGATTAAGTAAAGTAGAGTTCGAAGATGAACATGAAAGAAAATCTATAGGAGGAACAACAGATGACTGAAGAACAAATTACTGCTAGAAAAGTAGCAGATCTAAATGATCAATTACGCAAAGATATGTTTACTGGTAATATGCTTAAAAAACATAATCTTAAAAACAAATTAGTAATGACACCTGGCATTGCTGGTTACAATTTAAAAGATAAAGAAAAAATATTTGCTTCTGTTAAATATTATGGAAACTTTACCAAAGACAATAATCCTTATGGAGAAAAAGATTTTGGTAGTTTTAATTTTAAAAAACAGAAATTCTTTTGGAAAATAGATTATTATGACAATGACATGAAAATGCATAGTCCTGATAAAACTGATCCTGATAAAACATCTAGAGTATTAACTATAATGAAAGCTGAAGAATACTAAGAACATTCCTAATACAGTGGTTATTATGCAGATAACGAGGTAGATATAGCCTAGCTTACTAAGTATATCATTAGGAATTAGGGGAATATATAATAAGCGTTAGAGCTTAACGTATTCCCCAGCGCTTTTCTTGACAAACCGAACTATATTCAGATATTAAAAGGTATGTCTAATAAAGAACTAGGTATATTCTTTGACACAGTTATACCACAATTTGTAGAACGCAGAAAAACCTTAGGTTTATCACAATCAAGGCTTGATGAAATGATTGGTTGTGCTAGAGGTTTAGTATCAAAATGGGAAGTAGGTATAAGAAAACCTAGTGGATTTCTATTCTGTTGTTGGGCCAATGCGTTAGAATGTCATATAAAAATCAAACCAAAAAAAACCGAATTAAAGTCGGAACACACTTCGACACATTAACGCCACATAACAAGATTATATATAAAGAAAAAAATCAACCTAATGGCTGTAGCTGCAAGGGTGATGATTTAGTATATGGCAATGGTACATATTGGTATTGTAGTAAATGTCATTTAAATCAATGGGGGAAACAATGATTGAAATACTAACATTCATAGATGAATTAAAAGAACTAAAACCAGTAATAGTATCTTTAGATGATAGCGTAGAAGATACTGATACTAAAATAAATCAACTAATAAAAAAATATGAAAGGATAGTTAATGATAATCAACAAGACTAGTCCTAGTTATTACCATAACAATAAACCAGAACTAACCGAATTAATAAGAGCTTGGGGTTTAGATTTTTGTGAAGGAAATGCTGTGAAATATATTCGCAGACATAGGAAAAAAAATAAAGAACAAGATATACTAAAAGCAATTTGGTATTTAACAAACATTCTGGAGAAAGAATATGGCAACAACTCTGCTAAAAGCATTAGGGAAGCAATTACAAAAATTGAACATCAAACTGCCCTCAAAACATCAAGACCATATAGATAGAAAACGTAGTCTACAAAATTTTGTTTGTGTGTTAGCTATACAATATCTTGAAAGTGATATGTATAGATACTTCATCAAACATTATATGAGTCAGCGTGTGGCTGATAATCGTAAAGTAAAACCAATCGAAAATTATATATGGAGGAGGTACAATCATGGGAGATCGACTAGGGATATGGAACGAGATCAACGAAATGTACACAGACGACAACAAATTAGAGAAAGGAGCGTTAACTAGATGGGAAAAGGAAATGGTAAACTTAAACAACCAGACAGACCAACAGGCATTGGAGGTACTGATGCAATTCGTATTACAGAAGGCACATGGAAAGATCTTTGGCTTGAGAAAATTGGCAAAGTCGAAAGAAAAGACCTTTCAAGTGTACTGCCAGTTCAACTCGGAATATTTACCGAAGAATTTAATAGACGATGGTATCAGGAAGTTACTAAAGAAAGGGTTGTTAATATAGGTGATATATTTACACACCCACAATATGATTACATCTATGGTAGTTTAGATGGAGTAGCAAAAGGCAAAGTGTTTGAAGCTAAACACGTTAATGCATTTGTTAAAGATCAAAACATTATAGATAAATATTATGCTCAAGTGCAACATTACATGATGGTAACAGGTTTTAGTAAAGCTGTGTTATCTGTGTTAAGAGGTAACTTAGGTTATAATATATTTACTATTGAAAGGGATAAGCCTTTTCAAAGAAAACTAGAAATCGCCTGTCACTTATTTTGGTTTCATGTAATGAATAACATAGAGCCACCAGAATATATTGACTTTGATCTTATGGAGAAAATAAACAATGAAGATGACATCGAAAGACATTTTGGAACAGAAATATCCTCTGACGGCTGGTTACAAGGAAAACTCAACTAGCAAAGAAGCAGCAAAAAAGATTGATTCACGATCTACTAATTTGCGAACAGAATGTTTAAAGATAATAAAACGACAAGGTAATTATGGTGCTACACCAGAAGAAGCAGCAGAAATATTATCAGAAAGTATATTATCTATTAGACCAAGATTTACCGAACTTAAATTATTGAAATATATAATTGATTCTGGTGACAGAAGAATAAATAGTTTTGGTAGTACAACAAAAGTATGGAGGTACAATGACGACAGATAAAAGAAATGTATGGGATAGTTTAAAAGAAACTGATCCTAGATTTACTAAACGCATCAATAAAGGTTTTGGTGACATAACTACTATTGATCCACAATGGCAGATTATGAAAATAACAGAGGAGTTTGGTCCAGTAGGTACTGGTTGGACATACCGAGTTGATTATACATATCATGGTATGGACAGTAATCAAACTGCTGTTGTAGCTGCTGAAGTATCAGTAGCAACTAATAAAAACAAAGAAGGCTTTTGGGATTTCTATGGGCCGGTTTGTTCACCTTTAAAAATGTATAGAAAAACTGGTGCATTAGATGACGAAGCACCAAAGAAAGCTATGACAGATGCATTAACAAAAGCGTTCAGTCACTTAGGACTTTGTTCTGATATATTTATGGGCAAATTTGATGATTCAAAATATGTTCAAAAGTTAGAAGAAAAATATTCTGGCAAATCAGATCCAAGCAAAGTTACTAAAACTACATAGTCGCCTAATAACTGGGGATAGCGTGCAGGTCAGTTATTGGGCTTGTCTCTTGCCTGTACGCAACTAAAAGGAGTAAGTATGAATTATAAAGATAAATTTAAAGATCCAATAGTTTATGATAAATCTTTTGTTATTTATTCTTGTGATAAAGATTTAACAGCAGAAGAATTAAATAAAATATTAAAAGAATTTAATGTAACTACAAGAGAACTAGAAGATGATGAAGTCATCTATCATATATAGGAGGAAGTATGACAGTAAATGATTTACTACATTCATTGGTATTACAAGGTCATAAAATACCAACTAAATTAATACCACCAATAGAAGCTGAATATTATTCTAACAGTAAAAAAGAATATAAAACAGTAGGTGAAATGGATTTATTTCATATGTTGTTTGCCTTTATTAAAGGCGTAGACAGTGATGTAAAAACACAAGAAAATACTGATAGAGCTTTAACAATTAATAAAGCTGATATAAGATGGCATTTGAGAAACGCTCAAACTTGTCTTAATAATATAGAAGGAGTATTAGATGATAAATAAAGTAATCCTATTAGGTCGTGTTGGTAGCGATCCTGAAGTAAAAGTATCTACCAGAGAAGAAAAGTTTGCTGGTTTTTCATTAGCAACTTCAGAAAGATTTAAAAATAAATCTGGTGAGTGGCAAGAAAAAACACAATGGCATAGACTTGTATGTTGGGATCCTAACATTGCAAAAACAATAGAGCAATATGTTAAGAAAGGCACTATGTTATACATAGAAGGTCAAATAGAAACCAGACAGTATGACCACAATGGTGAAACCAAATATGTAACAGAAATAATTGTACCTAGATACAAAGGTATTCTTAAAATGATTGGGGGCAAGAGTGACAGTTCTAAAGTTTCAACGCAAACTAACACTAGAACAGAAAGTCCAACAGAAGATATCCCGTTCTAATTTTTATGAATGTTCTTCATGTGATAAAAAATATATGCAAGATAATCTTATAGCTTACATACCTACTAATCAAAACAGAGCTGAATCCTGTGATTGGTATTGTATTAGATGCTATAATAAAAAGTTTAATACTTAGACATGGTAGGGAGCCTCCTTTCTCATACTGATATGATGCCAGAGGTTGTTTTTAATTTTTTAATTACTCTATAATTATATCGCGAGTATTAAAATAGGGGGAATATAGCTGATATATCTATAAACCCCCTTTTTTTCATTAATGGGAGGATAATGAAACTCTTGTGTATGATTGATCCTAAACCGTATCTTTCGGTATTGTATGCTCAAATATGAGCTACTTTTTAACTAAACTTCCACCAAAATACAGACCAATGATAGCTGACATCAAATGAGTGTCTAATGGAGTAATTATTAGACCACTAAATTCTTTATCCATAACAATTTCTTTTTTTTCTATTAAAAATAAAAATCCTCTAGTAAATTCTGTCCAAGTTAATACCACAGTAGTATCAAAAAATACTGGTGCTATCTTGGGCCAGGCAATAATAAAAAACACAGCAGTCAATGCTATGATCCTACGAGTAAATTGAAACCCTTTGTTATCATAATTTCTAGCATCGCTAATATGTTTCATTTGGTTATCAGATCTAGCCAATAACATTTTCTGTTCGTCTTGTTTTGCTTTAATTGACTGTGACCATAAAGACATAAAACCACCTAAGACAGAACTGCCTAACATGGTAATCATTTCTACTGGTAAGCCACCTAACATTTAGGCAGCCCAACCAACTATAACAACTATTGCAACAACTGCTAATCCACCTACTGCAATTTTTCCTCTTCTACTCAAAGAGTACATACCTAGTTTTTTCCAAATACTTTTAATCATATTCTCTCTCCAATCTATCCATTGAAATAAAGTTTACTTCTTGGACATGATTATCCCAAATGCCTAACTCAGTAACACACCAAGACCAGCCATTCATGTTTAACTTAGCATATTCTTCTATATGACCATGGGGTAAAGAGCAACCGACATTTACAATCCTAACCCATTTGTCGTACCCTATCTTAATAGCCTTCCAATCCCTAGCTTTATGGGTATGACCAAATACTAAGTCATGTATACTGTCATTTCCTATCTGTACTTCACCATTTTTACCACCATATTCTTTGCCCATTATATTTAATGGTGCATGAACAAACCCTACACCAGCTATAAATTTAAATTCACCATATTCAGATACACTCCAACCATATTCTTTAAATGAAGAATATAACTGATGTTTCATCATACCTTGTATCTCAGGTATATTTTCTTCAAACCTATGTATGCGCAGCTCATGGTTTCCCATACAAAAATGTCTAGGGTAATCAACTACATACTTATCTAAAATTTTTAATGCAGATTTCATAGAAGTAATGTCTACCATAAAAGCATCTTTTAACTTACCTTGTTGCGTACTATTCTTTTGAAAAAAACTAAGAGAATCTAAACTAGAAAAATCTCCTATGTGAACAATGTAATCTGGTTTTGATTTACGAATGTGCTTACCAATCCAATGAAACCTATTCTGAGGAATATGTGGACTGTCATGAGTATCACCAATGACAAGGACTTTGTGTTAC